TAGTAGTTGCAGTCTCAAACCGGAATGCATTTGGCAAGAAGCACTTGCTTGTGTATGAGTTGATGTACACGGTCTGATCGCCAGCGGCGGAATTGGCAGCACTCCCGGCCACCGCCATACGCAGTCTGATCTTACGACAGGGCTTAGCTAAATCCCATCTTTGGCTCGCTGTGGTGTCAGCATCAAATGTCTTGGTGAACACGGTCTCCCAGGTCTCACCAGCGGCTGCCAGTTCCTCTTTCACCTCGGCAATGCCCGCCGTGGCGTCTGTGATCTCCTTTGCCAGGGCGTCTGCAAGCAGCCCTTTTGTGATTGCGCTATCAGCTATGTGCCAGGCACGGACAGATTTCCCGGCTATCTTAGGCGTTGTCACCGCGCCGTCCTTGATGTTATCTTGCTCTACGGCGCCGTAGCCAATTTTGGCGCTCGTGATTGCCCTGTCTGCTATTTTTGCGCTTGGAATTGAATTCAGGCCGATGTTTCCAAGCGCCGCACCCTCTGCCAGGTGCTTGGCCTGCACTGTTCCGTCACCTACATTTGACAGCACTGCCATATACTTCCAGGTGGCTTTGTCCGCCGTACCGGTGGTCGTGCATTGGTAAACTGTACCGGTACTCAGGTTGAGGTACAGGTCACCGATGAATGCGGAGCTGATCCCGGAAGCCGGGTAGGTTGTTTCACTGCCCGCTGCACCATCAATGGCGGTGCCGGTGTGCCATTTGTTAAGCAGCACATCATCTGCGGAAAGATCTGCGCCCGCTGCCGTGGACAGATCCCACTCTTCAACAGTCACATTCAGCATGGTGGCGTCGTTATAGTTGATGAATGAGGTGTCCGGCTTTCCGATGTATGCCAGCTTAATGACGTCACCCTCGCTGACTGCTGTAACGATTTGCCCGGTAATGTAGGTCTCATACTTACCGGATCTTGTACATCTACACCGCTCAATGCGTGTTGCCGTGCCGTCGGCCTTGACGATGTACAAGTCCATTTCACACAGCGTTAGAGCGGTGGACTCATACATATACGCCTGCCCGGTGATCCTCACTTTGCTTACACCTTTGCCTATTTTTACGCCGCCGTCAGCCAGCGTGAGCGCTGTGCCGTATTGGCGTGCGGCCAATGTAAGATTTAGGTACACCGGCGCCTCGTATGTTCCCTCGGCTGTTGGCGTGAATTTGGCGGCAAGGACCGCCTGGATGTGTGTGGTTTGCGCCTGCTTTTGCAACCGTCCATTGACAAGCGCTACGGCTGCCTTGAGCGTTGCTACATCTTCGGCCGCCGGCACTTGGGACAGCTTGGACAGTGCGTCCCGGAGGGCGGCCCAGTCGTCGCTTTGTTCCATACCGGCGGTGCTCTGGGTACCGTGCACTTTAATGGCAAATTTTGCCGTTGTAATGACCTTTCCGTCCGTAGCGGACAGAAGGATCTCTACTTGGCTTGTCCCCAGAATGAGCATACTGCTCTTCATCGTCAGCTGTACTTTGCCATCAATCACTTGGGCGGTGATCAGTGCTTTTGTACCGTTTGGCCGGATCATGACCGCCCTGGCTTCTGCGTCTGCCGGGAGTGCGTACAGTGCGCCGTTGTCCAGGAGGTTTATCAGAATAATGCGCCCGGCGTCGTCTTCGGCTTTGGCACTCACGGTCACATAGCGGTTGGCACCGTTGATGTCAATAAATATTTCCTGCAATGTTGTCATTCAATATCATCCTCCGTTTCGGTATAGGCTTTGATCAAGTCAAGAGTGTTGTCCGCTGTCATGCTGTCTCTGTTCAGTTGGTGAATGCCCTGCATGGCTTTGTAGCTTCGTTGGGTCACTCTGCGATAGTAGTTGCGTTTGAACGACCCGATCTCACACCCGGTCAATTCGTGCTTTAAGCAGTCATATTCCAGCTTTATTACTCTCGCCTTGGCTGACAGACCCAACTTATTCAGAGCGATGGTAACGGTGTCTCCGAGCTCTATGTGCTCCAGCTCCTGGAACATTTGGTACGCTGGATCCTTTCGCAGATCCAGATAGTCAACGGCCACATTGATTTTTGGCTCGTCTATTCTATCCACCGAAAATTCCAAAGCGGCTAACCGCCGGATCTCCTTAATCACATCTTCGATGTCCGTAAACGCCGCGTCGTTATTGGTCAACCTGCGGATCGAGTGCTTAAAAGGGTTCATGCCGCTGCCCGGTCGTCTTACAATGTTGAACCATATTTTGGTTACCCCTTTAGGTACCGTGAAGCTGTAAGCAAAGCTGTTCCTCCACCAGTCGCTTGTCGCAAATGGTGCAGGAGCCGTCGCCCACAGATCTCCGTCTTTGTGCGCGTAAAAAAAGGGGCAGTCGTTTCTATATCGACTTGTCAGTCTGTAACTACTGTTTGCGGACACTGCCGCTACACCGTAGAAGCAGTTCTTCTCGTTTACGCGTATCACCTTTTTACCGCTCAGCTGTAGGCGTCCGGGGTATATAGAGAACGGCTGCGGCGTATACTTTGGACTTACATAATACGACTTGATGGCGATATGGGGGTAGCTGAACTCCTTTTCTTTTTCGCTTACCACCAGCTCGTCATTGTATATGCCCTCTGTCGTGGTTGGAAGAATACTTGTGACCACATCGTTTGTGTTTACCGTGAATTCCACTCCAGAGGCATTGACTCCATCTCTAAGGACAAGTCCTCGGTCTTTTCCCAACTGTTTCATAATCTGAATGTTAAAATTATCCGGTAGCCATTCGGCTGACCATTTGCGGATCACACTCTCATCGTCCCCAAGCAATGCGTCGTATGCGCTCTTGGCGTCTGAGTAATAGCAGGAAAACGACTTGAATGTGTCGAGTCCGGTTACACTCGGGCTGAAGTCGGATGTGTTCAACACCGTGCTTGCAAAACCGTAACAGTTTGATTGCTCATCCCCACATTCTCCTGGTAGCGTCCGCTTCAAGTCGAATATAATATGCTGCGCCGAGGCTTTGACTTTGGTGTCAGAAGTAATCACTTGCCATATTCTGAATGCTTGGCGTTTCGCCCATGGTGTGTCCACCACCAACACATTTTCTTCTGCAATGTACTTCCACCGGCCCAGTGTGTCTACCGGGTGCTCCATCTCCACCACTATGGCGCCGCCCAGCTCAATGCTGACGGTGCAGGAATAAGGCGTCAACACCATATCGCCATTATGTTTCAGTGCCGCTTTTCCAGTGAAGTTCTGCTTAGAATATACTTCGATCATAGGCGCCTCCAGTTGGGCACATACTCCAGTGTTGCAGGGTTCTTCGTTCCGCCGAATTTAATCGTATTTGTGCCCTTAACCAACACCAGGCCGTCCAAGTCTCCGGTGGCATTGCCGTTGACGATTTTGTAATCGCCTGTGTAGACCATGCGCCTTTCCACATCTATAATGGTGGTTGGCGTTGTGATCTGTACGGTCACTGCATTACCGTTGACTGTGATCGTTGCCGTATTGCCTTTTGGGTATTTGGTCGTTACATAAAAGACCGGGTACGCTGTCTCATACTGGTTGTTTACGACCTCCGGGCACGGCACTCTTGTGCCACCGCGCACCAGGTACTGGTACGCCGTGCAGGTGAATGTGACCGTGAACTGCGCCAGCCGCCGATATATGCGGGTGAACTCGGAAGTTTCCACCTTTCGTACCCGGAGGTAATACTCCGGGTCGTCATTTTTTATCAACCGACTGGGGCCGGTCGGGTGGAATAGCCAGTCTTTGATCTCGCGCACCCTCTCGTCCCATTCTGTGCCGTCCGGTACCAGGAAGTTGCAGGAGTAAGGCACCTGTATGTCTTCATAGGTGCCCTGGTCCAGATAGTAACTGCCATCCATTGCCGCTACATTGGTTTCTTCGATCTTCTTCACAGCTGCGGGCATGTTGGGCCGCTGGGTTGCTTTAACTCCCAGTTCGGAGGCATTTTTGCCTCCGAAAGTAAAGTCAAACTTATCCATCTGTGTCCAACCCCTTTGCCATTTCATAATTTCGTTGGTCCTTGGTGACCTCGTCTGTGACTTGCTGCACGACCTTGCTGCCGATCTCCTTACCGTCCAGGTAAGTATGTACGATCACTGTCGGACGAACACAGGCGATCAGCCGCTGGAGCTGGTTGTCCAGCATTTTATTTAGTGCGGTATAGAACGGACTCAACGGCAGAATTGCTTCCCCGCCGGTGCTGGGTTCACCGCCTGCCAGCAGTGTGCCGCCGTATGCGCCAAAGATCTGTCGCCCGCGCATAATGGCGCCGCCGGCGTACCAGTCGATATTCAGTTTGGGTACAGATGGTGGATCCAGGCTGAAGCCGCCGGTGATACTAAAGTGCGGCAACTTAATGTTCGGAAATTTCAATTTTAGCTTATTAAAGAAGCCCCGAATGGCAGCCAAGCCTTTGCTCACAATGTTTTTCGCATTGTTAATACTGTTTGATATGCTGTCTTTGATCCCGCCGAAAATTCGCGCTACCAGGTTCCTAATCCAGTTCAGCGGTACGCTGATTATGTTCTTTAGCGCATTGAATACCGTCGATACAACAGTCCTGATGGTGTTGACCACTGTGGTAACTACGGTCTTAATCGCTTTCCAGGCAGTGGTTATGATTTTTTTCCAAATCGTCACATAAGTTACGATCACAACACGGATTGCAGTGAACACCTTGGTGATTATATTCCTAATGCCGTTGATAATTGGCGTCAGGACAGCCTTAATACCGTTCCACACAGCGGTCCAGACTCGCTTGATCGCATTACCGACAGTCGAGATGATGGTGCGGATCACTTGCAGTGCGCTTGAAATAACGGTCTTAATAGCATTGAACGCGGCGAAAACATATTGCTTGCAATTTTCCCATATAAAGCGGAATGGCAGCGTTATAATGTTAAATGCAGCGCTGAACAGATTGGCAACGAACATAATGGCCACCTGTATGCCGTTCTTTATTCCGTTCCATACTGTCTTAATGAAATTCCACAATGTCGTGAAGATGTTCTTTATCCAATTCCAGGCTGTCTGAAATATGGCTTTCGCTTTATTCCACACATTTTCCAACGCCGGTTTGATCTTGTCCCAGTTCTTAATGATCAGCACGATACCGGCTACGACAGCAGCCACAACGGCGGCAATAATCACGCCTTTAAGGCCAATTGTCGAAAACACACCTGTGATAGCCTTACCTATCTTCCCGGCTCCGCTTGAAATCTTGCTGACCAGGCCAAGGCTGGACACTGCGCTCTTGATCTTGGAAATACCGGATATTGCGCTACCGACCGTGCCTATAATTTTGCCTATTCCAAGGAGCAGCGGTCCGATGGAGGCCACAATTAAAGCTATGACTGCAATCGTTTTCTGTTGACTGTCGCTTAGTCCGTTGAACTTGTCTATAGCGTTGGTCACAGCTTGTGTGATGGAGCGGATCTCTGGAGTAAACTGTGAGGCTAAATTTATACCAGCAGACTCAAAAGCACCGCTCATGTTCTCCACATCGCCGGCCAGGTTGTCCAGCATATTGTCTGCCATATCCTGTGCGGCGCCGTCTGCGTTCTTAAAGCTGTTCGTCATTTTTGTAAGTGCGCCGGACCCTCGATCGATCAACGCCTGCATACCTGACAAGGCGTTTTTGCCATATAGCGTAACGATGGCGTTTTCTTTCTGTTCTTGGGTCATACCCTTAAACTTAGACTGGAGTTGCGCGACCTGCTCACTCAGCGGAACCATATTCCCTTTTGCGTCGAAGAAATCCACACCCAATTCCTTCATTTTTGCGCTCATTGCTTTGGTGGGCGCTGCCAGTCGTGACAATGCGCCGCGAAGCGATGTACCAGCCTGGCTGCCTTTAATACCCTGGTCGGACATAATGCCGATCGCAGCTGCTGTTTCTTCAAGAGAAATACCTAATGAGGAAGCGATGGGTGCAGCATACTTCATGGCCTCGCCCATGTCTGCCACTTCTGCGTTGGTGTCGGCCGCCGCCTTTGCGAATGCGTCCGCCACATGTACAGACGCACTGGCGTCCAAATTAAAGGACCGCATGGTGGTTGCCATTACTTCGGCCGCATTTGCTACATCACCGCCGGACACAGCCGCCAGGTTTAGTACGCCGGGAATACCTGCCATGATCTCCT